GCCTGCTCTTACCACTCCATCACTAAGATATTTCATGCGCATTGCCTGGCGCATTCGGCCTTCAGGGGTAAAGTCCCAGTCATCATAATGACCACGAACCTCATCCGCATTAATATGAACACCGCTAATCAAATCAGCAAATGGTTTAGCAAGAGTGGTTTTACCACTACCTGGCAAACCAAAAATTAGTATTTTCATAATACCTCACTTCTTTTTCGTTTTAATTTTATCCTCGAAATCCTCAATAAAATTATTGATATAGTCGGGAGTGGCATTCAAATGAATTTGTACATCATTTGAATCATGAATTTGTGCTTCTGTCATCATATTCTGCGACGATTTAAACCGGATATACATTTGCTTTTTCTCTTTCTGGATACGACGTAGAAAGGCGTACCAAATAATCTGAGTAAAATATGCAAATGGATTTTGTGATTTTTCTGGATCAAAGTTATGAATGTATTGAAGGCAATTTTCAATGCCGTCTGAAATCATATCCTCCTTATATGAATAGCCTGAAAAGTTTGGCTTAGTGGCTAGTCGAGTTGCAATCTGAAAAATACAACTGCCAATATAGTCTGGTACCTTAGGTGTCGGATCACCGGAATCCTCGGCCTCTTTACAATCTGCTCTATACTTAATTAGAGAATCTAATAGATCCTTATTGTTTACATAATTTCTTTTACGTTTAGCTGCCATAGCAAATGGAGTTCCTCTTTTTATGGGTGGATTTGTTATATAGTATCACGTACCCAAACAAAAGTCAACAAATTTTTTTTCAACTTTTTTCGTTCTACGTGTTGACATTTTCTCAGGAATGTGTATAATAAGGTTATGCACCTTAAAAAACCAATTATATGTCTACTGTATAAATTTTGAATGGAAACTCTTCTGAAGAATAAATTTCAATTCTCTTTCTGAAATGACGGAGAGTATAGTTTTCAAATGAGCCAGAGCTGAGGTCATCAGCAATATCATAAAGAGTAGCTTTATCTGCATCATTTCCCTTCCTCAATGTTCTACCAATAGATTGAAGTACTTTTATTTCTGATTTTGAACCAGAAGCAAAGATTACATTGTCAAGCTTTTTGAGATTCACCCCAGTACTAAAAACACCATAGGATGCAAGGATGTCATGTTGTTTGATTGGATCGTTTTCCACCAAATGCCGAATGCGCTCACGTTCCTCTCCTGAAGTTGCACCGTATATAAAATGTAATTGACGACCGTCCTTGTACAACAAGGGTTCTAATATTTTCCCGTGTTTTTCAACCAAATCAAAAAGAATAAGATTATTCTGTCCTTCTAGTGACCAGAGTAGATTCCGTATAAACAGATTTCGTTTTTCATGATTGACTATGAACTCTCGTTCGGCAGGGTATTTTTTAACCTTGTCGACTTTATTTATGGCATCCTTAAAGACTTTACGAGCGTCCTTTGAGTGGGACAGTGTAATTGCCTTTACCTGGAAATCAGCAACGGTACCTTGATCCATCAGATCTTTTGTACTGACGTATTTGACCACCGGTCCAAAACATCCTTCCAATACCATACGATGTGTTTTTGATTCTGACGATTTGAGGGTACCAGTAAACCCGTGTCGGTAGTCACAATCAGTGAGTTTTTCCATAATCTTTGTAAGTGATTTAGCCTGGAATAAATGTGCCTCGTCACCAAGCACAACACGGAATTGGTCAAACCATTCCTTTGGCAATTTAATCAGTGACTGCCATGTAGAGATGACTATGGGCGCAGCAGTATTTTTATCTACACCTCCTTGGATTGTGTAGATGTGTTCTGGGTTGCAACCATAGTCAATAAAGTCACCTTTCATCTGATGTACCAAACCAATTGTTGGAACAATGATTAGGGTACGATGCTGAAAGGCTTGATAATAATGTTGCTGAATAAGATAGATAATTAATGATTTACCAGACGATGTGGGCGAGACAGATAATGTTCTATTCTTTTTAATAGCATTTACTACATAATCATTCTGATAATCTCGTGGTGTGAATTTACAGTTTACTTCCTCTGCAATCTCGTAACCATAATTATCTGGTACTTTTGCTTCTTCAAATTGCTGATCCACCTCAAGCTGATAATCTCGGATCTCGCAGAACTCTTTTAATTTTTCTAGTAGACCCACATACAGAACTGGCTTCATCGGACTGAAAAGTCGAATGTAACCGTCCCAATATCTAGCCTTAAATGATGGATGAAACTGATAGCCTTCAGGCCGAAAACTAAAAAACTCTGAGAGTTCTTGTTTGATGCTAGCATCACAGACAAGTCTCATATACACAGAGTCTAAGTATTCAGCCGTTATTTTATCAGTCATTTTTTCTCATTATTCCAAAATATATCATACATGCAATCGAATTAATTAAAGTCCAACCTAAAAATACCGGCATAGCATTTGAATTTAATACGTTTCTGGAAAAATTATCATAGAATGATTCAATTATCGCCACAGAAAATAAGGTTGTAAAATATGAACCTATTAGGATAAAAAGTATATATGCTAAATATTTCAATATTCACCAGCCTGGAATTTAAGTACATCAATCATGTTTTTAATTACAAAATTTCTACTGTGTATTGTTTTAATTATGTCCTCTAGGAAATCTGCTCGAGCCTTATGATAATCCATTTTAAGACTCAGTTGGATAATATCCTTGTCTGCCTGAATATATTTATCCAGGTCCGACCGGAGAACTTTCAGCTGAAATGGTTTCCATCCACGCTCTCGCATGGTCTCTTCGTCCAAAGAGCCCGTGTAGTACTCAAATTTGAGCCTCTCAAGTTCCTTGTAATCAAATCGTAGCTTTTTGACTCTCAGCACTTCCTTATAATACATATTATAATACTTACTGTGAAGAGTAGGGATCCGTTTGGATTCACCTACTAAATTTGTTTCGTCAATGGGAGAGTCTTTTGCCCATAGTTCACTTATATCATCTGTGCTCATTACAAACCTCAAATTAATTTAACATTACATTATACCATATGTAATGAAAAAAGTCAATCGTTTAAATTATCAATCGTGAAATATGTATATCTAAATGTTGCTGTAACTTCAGGATATATAACATCCTGATTGGTAATATCCAATGAAATAGGTGAAAGATCAGTAGGGAAACAATCAATAAAGTTAAATCTTATATTTGAATTTTTATGACTGTTATTAATAATTACAGAAATATCTGATACAGCTGTATCAGAATCATATGAACCCAATTCTCTTGGTTGTGCATTCTGATCAATCCAACCATATATTTCTTGATAGTTGGTCATCTGTTCATCAACGATAAACGTAACATCCAAATCAGCAAACGCAATTTTCTGTTTTGGTTGGTAGATGTTATTTAGTGGAGTAATTTGCTCAACAGAACCAGCCGCCAAACTAGGAATATTGACCTTCTGTGTAAAAAATTCAACACTAGGTAATCTATCAATAACGATAGCAAACGAAGTGGGTGTCAAATAGTTTTGGACTAAAGCCATAGGATGCCTCTAAAATAATGTTTAATCACACATTATTTATATCCTGTAGGAATTGTTCTTGAGGTGACGTGCCAGTCCAGTATTCAATACGGCTGTGACATTCTTTGATTTCCACCTCTAACTGTTTAACCATCTCATCAGTCAGGCTCAAAATATTAATACGAAGCAGCCGGTCAATATCGCTATCATTAAGGGCATCAGTATTACTATAAATTTGCTGAGCAACTTCGTCCTTCTTTTTATTTTTAAACTCAATTTTATTATTGAGTACAGCCTGAATAAATTGCATTTTTACATTCAGCCAACGTGACAGTTCACGTTCCTCAGCTAACTGAAGATCAATACGTTTCTGTAGAATCCCCAAGCGATAATCACAGAAGTCCTTAATCAGATCCCGCTCGTCTGTATATTCCTTGAGATTACCATTCGGTCCAATAACTGTTAGGTTCTCAGTCAATGGTTTACTCAATTTAAATTTAGATACGATTTGGGCATCAGTCCAATTTGCCGAGGTGTTCTGTTTTAATTTGACTTCGAACTGAAAGCCTTTTTTATCGCACAGATCCTCATAGGAGACGATATCACCATCCTCCTCGAGTTTATCCAGGATTTTTACATACGACTCACGGTCAAAACCATATGGGACTTCATTAATCATAATAACGGTTTTGCTTTTCTTTACGAATCGACCGAGGACAGTATATTTTTGAGTCTCCTGGTCAAACTCTACAAAACCATTGAATTCTGGAAATTTAACCGAAACACGATTTTTAATTTTACCAGATTTTACATATTCAGAACATGCCTTGACCAGTACCTTAGGATCACGAGGTAAGATATTTGTCGCAAATCCTGTCGCAATACCTTTGGCACCATTTGCCAATACTAATGGGATCACTGGCAGATAGAATGCAGGTGGCTCGTGTTCTGGATCCTCGTGTTGAGGTGAAAGATCCAGATCCTGGATATATTTGTTAAAATTCTCATGCAGCCGAGTGTAGACATATCGAGCAGCACCGGCCTCTTGCACAAGTCGGGTGCCAAATGAACCACGACCTTCGACCAGGCAAATATTGTTATTCCATTCAGCTGCCATTAACTGACCAGCACCGGCCGCTGAAGCTTCACCGTGAGCATAACCATAGTCGGAAATAATACCGGATACTGCACTCACCTTTTTATAATCATTTTTAGAATTCTTAATTGATGAATACAAATAGAATCGTTGGACTGGCTTCAGCCCATCAATCATATTTGGAATCGCT